TTACACGTGATCCGGAAATTGAAACCGCGCCACGATCCGTCGTCGCCATGGCGCACTTAACGGGCTCTCGATCACCGCATGCCCGCAGTAAGCGTGGATCACCGTCGCCTCAGGCCCAACCTTGCCTGCAATCCCCAGATGTTTGGCCACTGCGCCGCTGGCCATCCGAAACAACAAAATATCTCCGCAAGATTCGTCTGTCGGGTCCTTGGCCAGCAGATTGCGCATCGCGCCTGCCCAAAGAACTTCCGTGCCATGGGCTTCTGACCAATCCTGCGTATAGGCCGGTACATTTTCAGGCTCCGCGCCATACATCTCGCGCCAAACCCCTCTAATCAGTCCAAGACAATCCGTCCCGGCGCCCTTGCAACTTGCTTGATGCACATAGGGCGTCCCAATCCAGCGCCTCGCTTCGACCACCGCACGCCTCCCACAAGACTCCCTCATCGCAAGCTCCCGCCAGTGTTGCCCCCGCTCCTTCGAGGATAACTGGTGATCCAATCCTCGCCGGGAATATCTGGAAACCCTTGAAAATTCAGTAGATTGGAGAATTTCATGCGACAGGTTGAAACCCGTTTGTCGCAGCCAGCAATCAGCAACACCTCATCACCCGCTTGAAGCTCAACCCGCAGGTCCTCCCAAAGTTCAACTCGCCGCGCACCCTGCTCTGCCACCCAGTCTCGCTTGATCAATCCTTGGGCGCCTTGTGCAGATCCACTCACCACACGCAGCTGTCCCCGCGTGAACCAACCCATCTCAAACCCGGCCAACGCGCCACAATCAAAAAGCCGACGTTGATCAACTTGCTCGACAGAGGTTTGCACCTGAAACCCAGAAGTGGACACATCAAACCGACAGGACGGATCGCCAAGCACTGCTGTGCACGGCTTCTGATACACACGCCCGCGAGGCACATTCAGTTTCTCCGACAACCCGCGCAGTTCCGCGATAAACGCGCCACCCGCTCTTTTGATTTCGCCTAGGGACCCGCGAAACAGCACACTGCGTTCACTTTCATTTGCCCAGTTCACCATCCAGGCCACAACTTCAGCATCATCCAAAAGCCCGGCTTCGATGTCCTCATCCGTCACCGCCGCATCAGATAACATCCCAACTGCCTCAGCGTTATCAACCGACAGTCCCGTGCCTTGTTCAATTGCACTCGCTGTCAATCCGGTCGCGGCCCTGAACTGAAACCCATCAAATGCCAGATCGCAATCGTGATCCGTGAACCCTAGCTTCACGCCATCTTTTCGTGTGATCCCCCAAGCCCGCGCAACGGTGGTTGCGCCAGTTTGCAAATGCGCCAACAAGTTTTCTTGAAACGCCATCAGATCCGCACCTCAATCACCGGGACACTTGGAAGATCCCCCGCTTTGAAGCTTGCCAAGCTGGTCTGAATACTGTCCGCATCAAAGCGCACCGGCACGTCAAACTCATAGCCAGCGGTGATTTCAGCCCCGAGAAACGGCGGTGTGTCAAAGGTCACAATGCCAGTTGTTGGGTCAACGTCAAAATCCACACCACCCTGCAACGCCGTGTTTTCCACCCCAACTGTCACACTGCCGGCCACAGGTTTTCGGATCGGACGCTGATATTGGTGATCACCCGAGTGATATGTCTTCACCAACTGAAACGCCGTGGTGGCGTCATCCCCCTGCCCGATCACCTGATCACTGTGACCGACATCTTTTGACGCCGCACAAGATCTGAAGTCAGCCCAATCTTTCCACCGAAAGCCGTGCAACTGCCCCCGGCGCGCTTCAAAAAACGCAATCACCGCCTCAACATCATCCAGCGACCGCATCCCCACACCAGCGTCATACCGTCGCCGTGAATGCGCCCAAGGGCTGTTGCGTTCCTCAAACCCATTCACCAGCGTCACCACCTCGGTTCGCCGTTGCGGTCCTCCCATAGAGCCAAAACTCAGATTGGCTGGAAATCGCACTTCATGAAAACTCATATCCGGCTCCTATCGGTTGCGTTTCGCTCGCCCCAAGGCACGGCTCATCTGGGTGGCGATCTGACTTTTTGAACGTTGGAAACCGTCCACATCTGGCGTTGCGATATTCATCACCACTTGCACAGGACGGCTGTCGCCCTGACTGCGCACGCCAAGCTTGCCATCCATTCCCCGCGTGAGCGGCAGAATTGCCTCTGGCCCAGCTTCCCCCATCAAACCGCGCCCCCCACGCATGGGAAATGTCACTGGCCCGTTGACCACTCCGCCATTGGCAAATGGCATCACTCGCCCCTGTGTAAAGGACGCCCCATTTTCAAACGGCAATAGATTACTCACCAACCCGCCAATGCCAGTGGCCACCACTTTGCCGAGCTGATCCGTAACTGGCTTCATCGCCGTATTGAAAGCGGTATCCATCATGGATTTCGCAAGCGTTTCCAAAGCATCCGACAGCTTCACACCGTCAAAAGCCAACCCACTGAACACTTTGCGCAAATCCTTCCCAAAGCTCTTCTCTAACGACGCTACATCTTGTCCCGCCCCACCCAGAACCTTGCGCATGTTGCTCAGTTCACTGTCAAAGCCAGCCACCATATCGGTGGCTTGACCAAGACTGGTTTCCAACGCGTCCAACTGCCCTTCAAAAGATTCGAGTTCATCCATGATTTGGCTCTCCTTTCGTATCGGGGAACGCGGTCATCAGCCGCTCAAGTTCGGGCCGCGCCAGATACCCATTCTCTCGATTTGGGCCCAGCATCAGCACCAACTCAGCCGGTGTCAGTTGCCAGAACTCGTGTGGCTTCAAACCAAGCTGTTGTACACCGGCAGTCAAAAGCTCCGACCAATCAAACGCTGCCATGATCCGCCGCCTTCAGTGGCCCAAACGCCCGCACCAAAAGCTGTGCTGCCACCCGCGCTGCCTGCAATGCCCCGCCGTCAATCTCAGCTTGGAAAAGGTCACTGGCATCCCCCTGCCACCCGCCACCACGTAGCCCGGCAACAATCAACGCCAGAACATCCCGCGAAGAGAACTGCCTCTCTTCAAACCGCCCGATCAACGCCACTAACGTGTCCGCCCCTAAGCCAGCCTCCAGCTCGGCCAATGCTCCAAGCGTGAGTTTGAGCACATGCCGATGCCCATCGATAACAAGCGAAACTTCCCCTGCAAACGGATTGGACATGTTCACACCGCCGAGAAACTCAGCGCCCCGGCGCTGGACATCGCCATCTCATAGGTCGCTTCGCCATTGTGGCTGCCTGCGTATTCGATTGACGTGATCTGAAACACACCCTCCACAATCCCAAAATCTGGAATGATCACCTGAAAGTCCGGCGTTTCGCCATCAAAGAAGATTTGTCGCGCGCGCTCATCCGTTGCGGCATCCTTGAACACACCAGACCCGCTGATCCCGGCCGATTTCATGCCAGCTCCAGCCAGCAGCTCACGCCAGCCGCCCTGGCTTTCTAGCGATGTCACATCCACACTTTCCGCGTTAAAACTGATCCGCGTCGCTCGAAGCCCGGCCATGGTTTCAAACCCACCCGCTCCGGTCACGTCCACTTTGATCAGAAGGTCTTTGCCATTTTGCGCACCCATGATCTCTCTCCAAACTAGCTATGATTGTCTTCCACCCGCGCCACAAAACGCAGGTCCACACGGCGCAAGTTCTTGCGCGTGTCTCGCTTGGCCACCGCCCGGTCAAACCGTAGGTACACCAACCGTCCTCGGGTCAACGTCAAGTCCGCATCAACCAGAACATCGCTCACCGCAGCTGCCGCTGCCTTCACTTTGGCAAACCCACAGGCATCTCCAATCACCGACACAACAAAGCGATGCTCCGCTCCTTTGCCATCGACGTCAGAGCGATCGACCACTGCTTCCGTACCAAGGGTCACAAACAGCGGCGGCACCTTACCGGTTGGCAACTGATCAAAAATATCACTTCCAACCAATGCGCTCAGTGCGACATCCGCTTGAACTGCACCAAACACGGCCTCTTGTAGAGCGGCTCCCATCCCGTAGCTCACGACACCACCTCTTCGGTTGCATGACAAACCAAGTAGCGCCCGTGACCATCTTTTTCCGTCACCGCATCAATGGCAAAAACCCGTTCCCCTTCACGGAACCGACAGGCCGGCGTCGGCCGCCGCTCGGCACCCACGGGCGCGCCACGCAAGGTAATCCTGTACCTAGCGGCCGAAAGTGTCATGGCCCCGCCGTCAACATTCCGTCCTGACCGAGCAACCACCTCGGCCCAGACCGACCCAAGTGTCTCCCACGTATGTGCAAATCCGCCAGCACCATCCGGTGCCGCCAAAGGCCGCTCCAGCAGCAATCGCCGCGACAATGTCACCGCGCTACTCATGCCACACCACCAACACTCAGGCGCATGGGACGATACCGCTCCAAAAGGCTCACAACGCCAAACGGCATACAGCCTTCACTCAACGTGGTTTCTTGCCGGAACTCGTAGTAATGCGCCGCCAGCAGCAGCACCGCTTGGCGCAAATCCGCAGGCACATTCCCCCAATCCGGGCCATAGCCCGCCTCAAAACGCACCGCCGCGCTGCCGTCGCGCGGAATGGTTGGCAGCCGCCCTGAGACGCTCTTTAGACTTGGGGTATGAGCATTACTGACCAATCGGTAAGCACTCGATGCCACCACAACAGCGCTGCCCTGCGCGTCTTCCAAAGTGATATCCAGTATCTCCGACACTGGTGCCACCGGCAGCCCCTGCTCCGCGCCCGTTCGCCAGTCGTATACCGTCCAGACAAAAGTCTGTTGGAACACCACTTTTCCGGTACGGGCCTCCACCGCACTGATGGCCGCGCGCAGAAAACTCTCCAAAACGCTGTCTTGCAACGTATCGTCGGAAAACCCGCTCCCAAGTCGCAGATGATCCCGAAACTCAGGGACCGGTAACGCCTCCGTTGGCACTGAGGTCTCTTCGACTAACATCATGGAAAAACTCCAAAGTTCTCGTTGGTCATAGTTGGGCGCGCGTCCTCACGTCGCTTCAACGGAGGGGGTAAGCCAGACAACGTGTGTAGTCCGACGCGCGCCCGGATGACGGCGCTTTCGCGCCTCACCCACCCAGGCAATCAGCTCAGCGCAAAGCGCAGCAACTTGATTGCAGCAAAGTCACAGACATCGCCGCCAATGCGTTTGGTGGCATAAAACAACACATGTGGCTTGGCACTGAACGGATCCCGCAGCACACGCAGATCCGGACGTTCCGCCACCGTGTAACCAGCCGCAAAGTCGCCAAAGGCGATGGCATCCGCGCCGCTTGCAATGTCCGGCATGTCCTCGGCGATCAGCACCGGATAGCCAAGCAATCGTGCGGGCTCTCCCGCTGCCAAACCGTCTGACCACAAGAACCGCCCGTCACCATCTTTCAACTTGCGCACGGCCCCCGCTGTTTTGGAATTCATCACAAAACTGCCGTTGGCCCGGTATTGCGCCCCAAGCGCATACACCAGATCCACCATCGTATCGCCGCCGTCAAAGCCCCCGTCCACGCCAGTGGCGACGTAGCCGATGTTTCCCCAGCTCCAGCTGGAGTTTTCCACTGTAGAGTGGGTCAAAATGCCGGTTGGCTTATCGACACCATCTCCGGTTATAAACGCCGCTGCCTCCGCACACGCAAACTTGTCTGCAATGCGTCCGGCCAACCAGTTTTCGATGTCAAACGCGCTGTCATCCAGCAGCCGTTGTGACGCCTTGGGTAGCGCAGACAGCTCATGCAATGGAATGGCGATGCGCTCGATTGTTGGCGTACCCGTTTCCGTGGTTGCCGTGGTCTCATCCGCCCATCCAGCACCCGTTTCCGAACTGTCGATCAGCACATCATAGGAACCCGCATCCACGGTAACCACATTGGCAATGCCCCGAATACTGGCTGTGCTGTTAAGCACCGATTTGATCGTCTCCGCTGTTTGCGGATCAATCAAATACCCGCCATCGCTGTTCACCGAGCTGGACATGGCTTTGCCTTCCAGCTCCAGCCCGCGCAATCCATCATCCTCGCCAGTGCGCAGATAGGCATCAAAAGCTTTCTGATGCGGGGCGTCAAAATCGGTCGCTGCCGCCAAATGCGGGCGCGCCATCTGTGTCGATTTGCGTTCAAGCATGGTCAATCGCTCTTTCTGTTGTTTGAAATCTGCGTGAATGTCACTCTGAAAGGCCTTGAAACTGCTCGCGAACTCCACCACAGCAGATTTCATTTCCTGGACCGGAGACACGCCTTCCCCGATCCGAGACTCGGTCTCGGTTTTACTCATAACTTGCTTCCTGTTTTGTCGTTCTGGCGCTTACTGCGCCGCCATCCCGCGGCTGATGCCCCGCAGATAGGCCGCTGCTTCCCGCAAAGGCAGCAAGGCGTCTTCTTTGGCCGTCAGCCGCGCACTGGGTAGCATCGGAAAAGTGACAAGCGACACTTCCCAAAGCTCCAGTTCAATCAAGAGCCGCTGACCCTTGGTGTTCTTGGTCGCCTTTTTGGTGCGATAGCCAATCGACAGCCCATCAATTGCTCCGGCCGCAATCAAAGCTGCTGCCTCTTGCCCCTTGGCGACATTTTCAAGTAGCCGCCCCTTTACCCAAAGCCCACGTCGGTCTTCGCGCACCTCTTCCCAAAGGCCAATTGGCTGTGTCGGATCATGCTGCCACAACATTTTTACCTGCCGCCGCTCTTTGGACAACTGACCCAAGGACGCGCCGTAAGCCCCCTTCTGCACAATGTCGCCGCCTCGATCTGCCGACCCAAACAGGCTGGCGTAGCCACTGATCACATGACCATCTTCAACGTTTAACCCGTCTCCAAACCGCGTAAATTTGCGCTCCAACCCGCTGTCTTGCATCACATTCTCCTCACTCATGGCGCCACACTCAGCAACGATTGAAACGCCTGCGCCAGGATCACCCCAACCACACCGTACACCGTCAGCCACAGCCGCCGTTCCAACCGCTCAATCAGCTGTTCGATCTTGTCCAATCGCCGGTTCAAGCCCTCGAACTGCAACTTTGCCACCCTCTCATGTGCCTCAAGCCGCAGCCCCGGCGCACAATCAAAATTCTCAAATCCGAAGCGCGGATCACCCATGGGCACCCTCATCCGACACCACCGGCAGCCCCAACAAACGCCGCTTCTCCGCTTCCGTCAAAAACGTTGCCCCTGCCACGCGCGCCCATTGCGCATCTCGTTCCGTTGCCAAAGCCGGCACCTGATCCAAGTCTGGCTTCAACGTGAGCTCTTCGCCGGTATGTTTTGCCAACCACGCGCTCACGGCCGCTGTCACCCGCGCCGCCAACGGCAAAACCGTCAGCCGATAAAACGCCCGATTGGCCTCCTGATAATTTGCATAAGTCGCGTCCCCCGGAATACCGAGCAGCATTGGCGGCACCCCAAAGGCCAGCGCAATCTCGCGGGCTGCCGCGTCCTTGGTTTTGTGAAACTCCATATCGCTTGGTGAAAACCCCATTGGTTTCCAATCCAGCCCGCCTTCCAGCAGCATAGGCCGCCCCGCATTTCGGGCGCCTTGATGGTGGCTTTCCATCTCGCTTACCAATCGGTCATATTGATCCGAAGACAAGCTGCCCTGCCCATCATTACCCTTATAAACAATCGCGCCCGAAGGCCGGGCCGCATTGTCCAGCAAGGCCTTGGACCAACGCGAGGCACTGTTGTGCACATCCATCGCCATCGCCGCCGCCTGCATCGGAGACAGCCCGTAATGATCGTCCTGCGGATGAAACGTCTTGATGTGGCAAATTGGCGAAATTTCACCCACCGCAAACCGATGTTTGCGCGCACTCACAGCATATTCGTAGCCCACTGGCCAGCCATCCGCCCCTGGCACCACGCTCATCCGGTCCGAGCGCAGCACGTGCAGCTCCACAGGTACACCCGCCTCGCCGCCAACCGCTTCGACATAGCCATCTCCAGACAACAAAATCTGACCATACAGCGCCTCAAACAACTCCGCCTGCCCCTGTGCCCCGTTGGGCGCCGCCAACAGCTTGAGCACCGGATGTGTCTCAAACCGCTGCCGCTGATCCTGCAACACCAATGGCAACGCCGCCGCGGCTTCGGCAATCATGCGTACCGCGCGAAACCCCACTGGATTTGCCGCAAACCCCGTGCGGGTCAGCGACACCGTATCGCGCGGACTCCAGGCCACACGACCAGCACTGTGGTAAGCCACAACCTTGCCTGTCGCGCTGGCCTTGGCCTGAGGCGCCGCCTCTGGTGCCTTCTTCTGCAAAAACTTCCCTAGCATGCTCTGCCGCTCCCGGATCTCTGTGCCGCCCCTCTGACGACCCACTCGTCTCGTTCCGTCCGCTTTGGACACACACAGTTCTGACGGTTTTGTCTTAAATTGTAGCTGTCTAACCGCGCGCAGCTGTTGCGTCACAGCTCACGCAACCGGGGCCGTCGCCAGTGCGCAGACGGTTCCACAATCAGCTCGTGCAGCGCCCACACCAGTGCATCCACCCGATCCGGACTACCGGACTCGACAAAGCCCTGCGCCGTCATAAGGCACATCTGATCTTCCAGATCGCCAAGCCCTGCACGATGGGACACCCGCCCCTGCTCATAAAGTGCTGCCACCGGCTCTGCGCGCGCTACCTTGCCGCGACTGGCCCGCACAGCTCTATAAGGCACCAACGGGTCCACCTGATTGATCACGGATTGCACCAGATCCCCGCCCTGATTGACCTCCGCCACCAGCCGATCTGCGCCCCAGCTTTCCATTGCCGTCAACGCCACCCGCGCCCAGGCATCCGGCGTCGCCGCTCGCACAGTTGCATCGTCCACAACATAGGCGCGCCAATCTTGAACCGGCCCTTTGGTCACAGCCCCCACGACAACAATCCCACATTCATCACTGCCTGCGTGGCCGGTTACCGGCGGGTCCACCGCCACGACAATCCGGTCCATCTCCGGCAGCTCATCACACCGCAGCGCGTCCAATTGCGCGCGGGTCCACAACGCGCCCTCCGCATCCTCCATCAAGACACCCTCAAGCTCCTGTCGCCCCAGCCGCGTGCCCGCATAACGTGCTTCAACCTCGGCCAGGAAACTCTCCGCCAGGTTGGCGCGATTGGCCTGCGTCGGCGCGCTGGTTTGCACTGTCTTCTCGCCTTTCAGAAGCCGCTTCAAAACGCCAACGTTGCGCGGTGTTGTTGTCACCACCTGTTGCGGGTTCTCTCCCAGCCGCAGCGCAAACTGCAACATGTCCCAGGTCTCCTGCCCATTGCGCCATTTTGCCAGTTCATCCACCCAGGCAGCGTCAAACTGCGGCCCCCTCAGGCTCTCCGGGTCATGCGCTGAAAACGCCTGTGCCACCGCGCCGTTGGGCCAGACCAGCCGACGACGCCCTGCCTCCCACACTGGCCTTCGATCCGGCGGCGCACAGGCAATCAACCCGCTTTCGCCAAAGATCATCACCTCGCGCACTTGATCGATGGTTTCCCCCACCAGCGCCACCCGTCGAGCACATCCTTGGTCCACCGGCCTGGCACCTTCCACCATGGCACGAACCCATTCAGCCCCAGCTCTTGTTTTCCCCGCGCCGCGCCCGCCCAAAATCACCCAGGTCTTCCAATCGCCTTCTGGCGGCAACTGATGCGGCATGGCCCAGAACTCAAACAAAAAGGGGAGCGCCAAAAGCTCCCCTTCTGTCAGACTGTCCAAAAACTCACTCTGCACCGCGCGCGGTTCGGAGGCGATCCAAGCGGCGCCCGATCGAAGATCGCGCCGCTTCGAGATCAAGCTGGGAATGTCGTTCTGGACCGTCAGTTGCGTCACGTTGGTCAATGTCTCTCTCCACCAATAGTGCCAATCGCATGCACTGCCGCACCTGTGCCAAAACCTGACTTCCCGCCGCAGTGGCCTGAGGACCATCACGATGCAAAGCGACCCTGACCCGCTCCAACTCTCCTGTGACCCGCCGCAACATCAGCTGCAAAGCGTCCAGTTCCTGGTCCAGTGCGCGTCCACCCGAAGGCGTAAAATGTTGTGTCATTGCTGTTCTTTGCCTCTCATGCGCAGTTGCCCCTCCGCACAAGCCACACGTGACGCTGTTCCCACAGCATAGGGTCAGTAGAACCCGTCTTACGTGCGTTCCAGTCAAGATAGCTCTAGCATAAACACCTAAGGAAAATCAATAATATCATAGTTTTCAATATGTTAACCAACAGAACCCAGGTGTTGCATATGGGTGAAACGCAGTGATTCCACGCCGGAACTCTACCGCCAAATTTGCGCCCTTATCGAAACCTAAACTTTTCTGTGGTGAAGTAATTTTGGATGATTTGAAGGGGACTATGATGCGTATTGCTGCCAATACTACGCCGTCTTGGCTGATCAGAGTGTCACTGGCTGTTGCGTGCTTCTTTGGCACGGTTCAAGCTGGCCCTGCCTCTGACAGCGTCAGCTCGACGTTCCAACTGCCTGCCAAAATCCTCGTAGAGGTGCTGCCAAACTAA